TGTGCAAAGGTACCCATTACTATTCTATGGGAACCCATTACATCGATTTTTGTCTTGGTCGCTGAAAAAGCCATTGTGCGCCCCCTTATTCAAGATTGAGCATTACTGGCTTGTACTGACCAGTGACACCAACAGTGGCGGCAATATTACCAACAGCAGCACTGGTGACTGCGGCAATCACAGCCAAAGCACCAGCCGCACCCAAAATAACTGGGGAGCCGACAGCCGGAGTGCCAGTAATAAGAGCGGCTACCATACCGGCAGTTTGAATCCAACCATAGCTACCAGAATCGATAGCAACTACAGCAACACCGGCAGGGGCAGCGCCAGCGACACCCACCAAAACCCCAGCACAAGGGTTCGGCACCACAGCTACGCGGGTAGTGCCATCATAAGCGGCAAACCGGTCTTCCAAGTTAAAAGTAACGGCAGTGGCTGCTGCAGAAACCACTGTATTGCTGGCAATACGGTAAGACCGACCAGCGCCTACACCAGTATTAATTTGCAAATACCCACCGGCATAATGATTGGCAGCAACTGCGGTACCAGCGGTAATAGTAAGTGTGACCTGCATGTTAGAGTTATTAACAGCAGCCACGGTAGCCCCGATATGGTTGGCGGCTACTACAGAATACGAAACAGCCTGACCAGCGGTAACGGCGGCACCGGCCTTGGCGTAACGAAATTTACGGCCATCATCCAATACCCGGAGAGTACCGACTTTTTCTTTTGCAGTGGTGCTGGTAGCAAAAATACCCTGTTGAAAAGCTGTAGTTTTTAATGGTGCTTCACGCATTTTGTTTCTCCTTATATAAAAATTTGGTTAGGTTGATTAGCTCAGATTGCTGTGACCAATATGTGCTTTACGGTTATTGCAGATCAGATTGCCATCAAAATAAATCTTCATGGTTTTGTCCTCAGGGCTATCCTGAACAACACGCCATGGTCCACGGGTAAAGAAACCCTTGGTGTGGACAGCAAAACCGATATGCTTACTGTTAAGAAGGAATAAATGACCATCTGGACAGAAATCATCGGGAGTAAGAATTTTTCCCTCAAATTCAACACCGGTGAATCCTGCCTTGGCAGTGTCCTCTGACTTGGTGAACCGCTGTTGGATGGTGAGCGTATCAACAATAATATTGAAAAGTTCTTCCGGCAAAACCGCGATATCAGGTTTACCATTCTGCCCGTCCCGCACCTTGGCTTGGGTGGCCATATTACGAATAATGGTAGTGGTGATGGTCTCAGCAGTGGCGATCATCTTCCCTTCCCACGGGCGGGTGCCATCCTCAGCATTGAGGTCCTGTTCGGCAATATTACCATAGGGCAAATCAATGGTCTCATTGCACATTGCTCTAATGCCGGTAAGTCGTTTATTGTCACCAGAGGGCAAATCATAAATGGATTCGGCAAGTACCTTGGTAAGGGATGTCTGAGCCGTCTCCACTTCGTCAAGTGCCAGATCCACCATCGCCTCAGGACCAGAGTTTTCCAGTGTATCCAGACGCATAATAGTAGCATTACCGTAGGCATGAGCAAGCGTGAAATACGCCGCATTTACATTCTCGCGCTTATCACTTGAGAGCATGTCGCCCCTACCATAAAAGCCAGCCTCTGCACCATCGTATTTGAGAGGGATCCTAACTTTGATACCGCCCGTAGGACGTTTCCATAGTCCCTTTTGCTGTTTCAATAACAGATTGAGCAGGAAAGAAGACTGAAAATAAATATCAGTAGCCTTGCCATTGTCCAGTACAAAATAATCGTTAGTAACACTTTCTAACTGCTCGAACGTTAAAGACATAATATTTTCTCCTTATTAATTAATGAATGCCGGCACGGGCAGCTAATACCGCCGCTCTGCCGCCGAATTTAGCAGTGTCCTTCAATGCGGCATCCCGTTGTTCTGGGGGAATGCCCGGACCGCCATTTAGTACTTGATTGCCTGTCTTGGCTCTGAAGTTGCGGACTGCCTCCTCCGCCCCCTCTTTCTTTGCCTGTTCTACTCTATTATTCATGGTCATGGCCATATGCGCAGATAGTGCGTTATGTCCAGGGTTCTTGTCCATGAATGATTTAATGGTGCCGCTGTCCCACATCTTTTCAAAATCGGGGTTAGCATCAGCATAAGCGTTAATGGTATTTTCAATTTTACCATTGTACGTATTAGTGGCATTTTCCGCCGCGACTCTCTCAGTAACAGATTTCTCAACAATGGAGGTTATCTTACCGATAAAGCCAGACGGGTCTTCTGCCAACATGGTTACCAAATCATCGTGCTCCAACGAGAGACCACCCCCGTTATCATTGCCACTATTGGTATTTTTTATTGCGTCTAACAAACTACTTATTTTACCGTCTAAATTAGCAAACTTTGAATCAAAATCCGGCACAACAGGGGCCGTAACTGCTGGTGGATTCCCATCATCGGCGGCGTTTTGCGGAGGTTCCACCTGATTATTATCGGGATTGTCTCCACCAGCAGTAGAGGTTTGCACGGTCCCCGCTGTGCCAGAATCGTCGGCACCAACCGCGCTATCTCCACCGCCCCCGCTAATGGACCCACCGGGCACATCTGGGGAGTTGCAGTCGATAATGCCAAAACAAGAAACCAGACTATTCAGCCATCTTTTCTTTTTCATAATTACCTCATTGTTAAATTTTTATTACCTGATTGTTACTGCGTTATCCGTTTTGAATTTGTTGTGTACGGCAGACCGAATGGCAGAAGTGTCAATTTCTTTGCTTCTTAGTTTTTCGCCCTTTTCTATCGGGCGCAGACCTTCTCCTTTCATCCAGTTTTTGTAGTTATCTCTATTGGGGTTTTTTAAAAACTCTTTACAGTGCTTGCCGCCGTCTTTATCAACCACTTTCAATGTGTCATATAGCCATGTGGGGTTTTCGCTTTTCATCCCATTAAAACATTGGTACATCCTTTTGGCCTGTTGTCCACAAACGGGGCAAGCCACACAATACTGGTCCCACTTTACAAATTCCTCGAAATTGTGTCCGCATGAAGAACAACGATAGTCATGTAGTGGCATAATTATTTTGATCCGGTTTTGGGCGGCACTTTTGATTCGGCCACTTTCAATTTATCAGTTTCAGTTTGTTGTTTCGAGTCAATGGTACGATCTTTCACCTGACGATCGTTTACAACTTTTGCTCGCTCTATCTTTATACGTTCATCGGTTTGTCTAATTGATTCGGTATCTTTTTGGGCAGAGGCATTGATTGCACTTATTTCATTAACTAATTTCTGGGTACGGGCTTCCGCTTCCCCTACCTCGGCACGGGCACGGGCGATCTCAATCTCCTGCTTAACGTCTGGCTGCATGCCCTCAAATGCAAACGTTTGATTGAAATATGGCATTTCAGCACGTTCAAGCTTCCGTTCAAGCTTCTTGTCGTCTAAGTTAGCCACTTCCCCCATATACTCAGACATTTCTTGTGGCATACCGGCCATCATTAATTTTTCAATGAATTCATTAACCGGACCCTTGGCCATACGAGTAACAACTTCATCCGGTTTTTCCCAATCCAACGCTTTTAACAATTCCTCGGCATCAATGGCTTGTTTATCAAACAATGATAAAGCTTCTTCTCTACGTTGCACTTCAGAGCGGGGCATGGTAGAACCGGATACCACAGATAATTTCATGGGTACTATCATATCTGGTCCATACGCCTCGGCAGGGATTTCCTCACCATTTTCCACATAACTAATAAACCGGGGCTCGGTGTACCAGTTCTGCATCAACGACACGGCCATTCTACCCCTATCCCTAACTAATTTACTATAATTACGGATTTTGCCGCGCATCATAATAGAAGCACGTTCCAACAAAGCGGCAATCGCTTTGTAGGCGATGACCTGACTACCGGGAGTGTTCGCTTGCTCCAAATCAAACGTTCCGGATATAGCAAAAAATAACTCTTTATACATATTGATAGCCTCTACCAGTTCCCTTGGTATCGGCGGCGGTTCAACATACCCCATGCCGTGGTTAGCAGTGGTGGGGTTGAGTATGGTTGGCCCAGATGTAATTTTAGAGTTATGCACACCAGAACTAAGCGGATTTATAAATTTTACCCCAACCACTTTATCTTTTAGTGATGAAAATTGACTTAGTGCCTTATTGAACTCCATCTGAAGGCCAGTAAGTTGTTCAAAATCACTCTCGCCCCAAAAATTAACCGGATCCTTATTCGAATTAGCCTTGGCAAATGGAAATTTATCGTACAAATAGGTATTTGAGGCTAACTCTACTGACAAGTTGGGGTTGATAGATGGGTTGGCTTTATCAGAGAGTGTAACCGTGCCATTACAACAGGTAACACAACGAATAAATCCTGGGTATAGTGGCCCCCCGGTATCCTCGTTAATTGTGTAGTCTTTCATCCAGCACTCAACTACCACTGCTTCGTCACTACCAGATGCCACATTATTGCCACCGGATAGTGGTGACATCAACTTTCTAACTGATGACATAAATGTGGTATACGAAGAACCGCCACTGGACATGGTGTCTTTTACGCCCGAAACAAACCTACGGTCACTGCTGATTGTATTAATTACCTCACTGTCCGCCACAACGTCGCTTGCGGCATCGCCATACATCCTTTTTATATCTCTTACCGACATCGGGTAAAAATGAAGAACAGCTTGCGCCTTCTGTATATCTAAACATTTGACCGGGTATACACCAAAATGGTAGGGATCCACTATTACAGTGTCTACTTCACCAATCCCGTACTCTTTGTTGATATCAAATATGCATTTTTCAATACACACACCGTATGTTTCCCCATTATATATAGATAATTCGAGTATATCTTGCTGTTCAGTTTCGCTCCACCAATATTCAGTGGCACGTAAAAGCATTTTAAAGGCATTCTCGGTGCCATCTTCAGCCACTATTCGGTTTACATTAAATGTGGGGTTATTGTCAGTGAGACTATTTATAGTTCGTCTCCGATGCACCGACAACAAGTTGGCGGATGTTAACGTTAGGTTGGAATTTTGTTTACGCCAGTGTTTATTTTTACCTAATTCATAAAACCTAAACCATTTATTTTCGAGATCTAATGACTCCTTATCAGAAAGGACCTCATTAAGTATATCGAATACTCTTCTGGCAACTTCTTTGTCACCAACTGGCGGTATCAGATTATTACCCATTACTCGTTGACCTTAGCAACCTTAGTGGCAGTTTTAGTGGCAGTTTTAGAGGGTTTTGCGGTCACTTCCGCACCCAAATCAATAAAACCGTCCCCATCTTCGTCTTTCACAATGCCCTTCTGGGTAACTGCAATGACCCCGGAATCAGTGTTCATGATAATAGTACCATCAGGAGCAGGATCAAGAAACGGGCGACGTTGGCACATGGGGCAAAACATATACTCCCAAGTAACCACGGGGGACCATGGGGCGGGGACACCGTGAGCAGGATCACGGGAAATAAACATGGCACCAGTTAACGGCAGGGCCAGATCGCGGGTTTCAGCTACTTCGTATTTACAAGCGTGACAAATAAGTTTCACAATTACCTCACAGTAGTTTTACGGGAATCAACAGGTTCCCCTTCATATGCTTCTAAATAAGGATCGGTATCATCAACAGGACCAACAGCACCCCTCCACGCCACCACCTCGTATTTATACATTTTATATATGAGTACAAACACAGATGCCGCTACGACGATGTTACATACTACCAAAAGAACTAAAATCGTGCACAACATCGTGTTCAAATCTATCATATTGATTGCTCGTTGGTTTTGATAATTCTTCGATCCGCTTGTCGTCTTCCGTAATTTGGGTTACTGGTAGTTCCGGCATTAAGGGCCTGGCCATGCACAAATTGCAA